ACATTGTAGAACATGACGTACAAATGTAGAACATGACGTACATTGACGTACATTGTAGAACATGACGTTCATTTGTAGAACATTGTAGAACATGTAGTTCAAATGTAGAACATTGTAGAACATGTAGTTCAAATGTAGAACATGTAGTTCAAATGTAGTTCATTTGCCTAACATGTAGTTCAAATGTAGTTCATTTGCCCTACATGACGTACATTTGTAGAACATGACGTTCAAATGTAGAACATTGTAGAACATGGAGAAACATGGAAGAACATGACGTTCAAATGTAGAACATTGTAGAACATGGAGAAACATGGAAGAACATATGAGAAATTACGACCATGAGCCGATTGTGCCTTATGTAAACTATCTTGATTTAATCAGTAACAAGGGTTCACGGGTAGATAAATTGGAATATCCATTGCATGTTCGGGAGGATAAGATATTAAATAGTGGAGAAGATTATGTATTGACGAAAGTGTCAAATACAAAGGGGGATATATTGCATGTTGTTTTAATTTCCTCGTTTGATGGGATCCACTGGTTTTGTTGGATTATTGAATATCAAAAATTTGACATAATGGAGACAGGAAGGCAATGGGAGGATGGCAAATGAATTACCTTTCCATGTTACGAAAACAGGAAAGAATCTTTTTGATGTAAATATGTTCCTAGAAGATAAGATCCCTTCAGAATGGGAGCAGTGGGTCTTACTATCTAGTGATCGGCATTGGGACAATCCTAAATCGGATCACACTCTCCAGAAAAAGCATTTGGATCAGGCTCTTGAACGAAATGCGGTTATTATAGATGCTGGTGATCTATATTGCGCAATGCAGGGGAAGTATGACAAAAGATCAGCCAAGTCTGATGTGAGACCAGAACATCAGGTGAACAATTATTTGGATGCATTAATTAAAACAGGGGCAGACTTTTTCGCTCCGTATGCCAAGAATTTCGCATTGATTGCTGCTGGTAATCATGAAGCGGCTATTAAAAAGAGGCATGAAACAGATCTTACCGAGAGGGTATGTTCCACCATTAATTATATATCAGGTGAGACTGTATACAATGGCGGGTATTCTGGATTTGTTCGTTTTCGGCTAACAGATTTACAGCCGGACAGAAATAGAACACTAGGAAGAAATGTGACCCTTCATTATTCCCATGGGTATGGCGGGGGTGGTACTGTTACAAAAGGAATAATTCAAACGAATAGGAAGGCTGTTTATCTGCCTGACGCTGATATTGTAATTAGCGGGCATGTGCATGAGTCTTGGCAGATTGAATTAATGCGTGTCAGAGTAGGCAGGCAGAAGATATTTCATGACACACAAACACACATTTGTTTACCAACCTACAAAGAAGAATTTGGAACTGGCTTTGGAGGTTGGCACGTGGAAAGAGGCGCACCGCCTAAACCTTTAGGTGCTGTGTGGCTTCGATTCTTTTACTCCGGTTCCAGAGACATTGCAAAAAGGGGACTCAATTTTGAAGTAACAAGAGCAACTTAGGAAGGGGGAAGATATGATGAAGAAATGTTTTTTGTTTTTCTTTATCGTGGCAATCGGATCGGCAGCCGGTTGGTACATTAATCGAGTGGAGGCGCAGATAAAGGATTTGAAATCTCATGCGGCGTTGAATAGTAATATGGCAAATAGATCAGAAATGATGATGCAACTATTTTTTGATACAGCTCCGCGTGAAATCATTAGGATTATTAGGGATAATAAATGTCAATGTGGGCATTCTAAGCCTAGAACAATAACATCCTTAAATTATGATGATCAATAAATACGCTCAGCATTTCCTTTTGTCCCTTGGACCCATCCATCGGAAACACGAAACAGATATAAGCAAAGATCATGTCCTATTTAGCTGGTGGGAATGTTCTTGTATTCTTGATGTTAAAATTTTTGCCGATGGATGGATCCAATGGGAATCTACTATAGAAGGAAATAAGGATTCAGGGCAGTATCAATACAAGAACAAGATCCCCACTAATCTTCAACATCTTCTTCAAAAAGTTTCGGCACGCATAAATTGAATATCAATAATGCGGGATTAAATGTAAAATATATCACTTAGGTAATATCAATCTGATAAGGTTTTTCTTATGCCGACTAAAATTCCAGACAAGCTCAAGCATCTCAGCTCATCGGTATCCATTTCAAATAATAGAAGAATGATTGTGAATGATTCTTCAATATCCTTATTACGCAAAAATGTTCTTAATAAATTATTGGATCCTAGGCGTGATATTGATTCAGAATGTGGCTATCCGGAAGACATAACTGCATCTCAGTTCAGATATTTATATGACAGGGAAGGTATTGCGGAACGTGTAGTATCCATATATCCAAATGAATGCTGGGCGGTAGATCCCGTAGTGTTTGAAAATGAGGAATCTGAAGGTACTGAATTTGAGGAATCTTTTTTAGAACTTCAGAACAATTTGAATCTATGGCATTTTCTAGCACGTGCTGATATTATGAGTGGCATCGGTAGATTCGGATTGGTTCTTTTAGGGATTGATGACGGTAAGCAATTGCATGAGCCCGTTGACGGTATAGATGAAAGGGGCTTGAAAGTAGGTAATGCACAACACGAGTTGTTGTATCTAAGGGTGTTTGATGAATCTCTAATTGACATCTCCAGCAAAGAAACAGATCCAAGCAATCCTAGATTTGGACAGCCTACTTATTACAGCATCACATTCGGCACGATCAATGAGGGTGTTAATATAGATGAAGGCACTATGCATCGGGTTCATTGGAGCCGAGTAGTACATATTGCAGATAACAGAATGTCCAGTGAGGTATATGGCACTTCACGAATGCAGCCCGTATATAATCGCCTGTATGATCTAAGAAAGTTATTAGGCGGTTCAGCTGAGATGTTCTGGAAGGGAGCCTTCCCCGGATTATCTTTCGAGGTTAATCCAGATTTAGGCGATGTTGAATTGGATGCTGATGCTCTCAGATCTGAATTTGATTCTTACTCGAATGGTCTTCAAAGATACTTGGCACTGGCGGGCGTACAGGCTAAATCATTAGCCCCTCAAGTAGCTAATCCAGAAGCCCATATCAACGCACAAATTAAAGCCATAGCAATTACCTTAGGAGTGCCGCACCGTATTTTTATGGGATCGGAAGCAGCACAATTAGCAAGTTCACAAGATAAACAAACATGGAATAATAGGGTCCGGCATAGACAAGAAAAGTATGTTGCTCCTATGTTGATCAGACCTTTCGTTCAAAGATTGATTGATTTAGGCATACTTCCTGACCCTGAATACTTCCAAGTAACTTTCGAGGATATATCCACTCCAAGTGAGGAAGATAAAGCAAGAGTTGCTGGAATTCAAGTGGAAGCAATTTCTAAATATATACAATCCGGAACCGATACCTTGGTTCCTCCTTTAGAATTTTTAACCATGATCATGGGAATGTCTTCCGATAAGGCTGAGGCTATATTAATTGCTGCTACAGAGCAGATGGTTCAGGATAGGATAGATGAGGAGGAACATGAGCACGATCACGATGAGGAAGTATCCGAGGATGAGGAAGTGTCTGAGGATGAGGAAGTTGTAGAGGAACCTCAAGATGAATTAGCCGAAGAAGAATTGGAGGAAGAAGAATAATGCAATTGTTGATTAAGGTAGGCACCTCTGGCGATGACCCTCATTATCAGGATGGTGATATAGTAGAGGCCTTCAGTGATTCCCGTATATTACGAATGTATGCAGAGCAACTTTGCACCGGAAGTTTACGTGAGAAATATATTGAGGCAACAAGCAAATATAAATTCCAACGTGTCGGTAGTTCGGTTGAACGGCACAATTTAATAACTGGACAAACAGATGTTCTTTCTAGTACCCCCAACGACCAAGGGGAGTATATAGATGTCCAAAGGTATGTTGATCGTAGGCGTGTATTGTTTGGGAATACTGGATCTGAAAGATGGTACGGAGGTTCCTCTGCTATTACATCCTCAGAACTGTGGGACATAATTGAAGTATCCAGTGATTATGTGAGATCCGATTATCAACAATGGCCCCTATCCGTTTCAGAGAAAAGACACTTCCTTCCGATTAGTTGCAATGGCACTGGAGAGTTATCTCATGGAACCGCTTGCAGCCGCTTAGAGTCTATTTACAGTGATGAAGATAATCAGGTAATACTTCAGAAGCGTAGATGGCGTGTCCCTTATTGGGATCTAGCCAGTTCACTTGGCATTAATATAGATGATGTGCGTGATCAAAATATAGAATTGGACCTTAGGCATGAATCAATTAGTGATTCCCCTATGCTTGATGAAACGAATGAGGACAAATTAATATAATGGCAACCATTACAAAAACAATTGGCACTAGCAGCCGTGATTATTCAACGATCACTTCATGGGAAGCGGATCTTGATAATTTTATGATTTATAGCATGGGAGATGATGCTATAGGGGAGTGCTATAATGATGCAACTTTTGATGAAAAAGTAACCATTGATGGTGGTTCATCCACCATGCTTAATTCTGTAAAACTCACTGTTCCATCGTCAGAAAGACATGATGGTAAGGCTGGAACAGGCGCACGGATACAATACTCCGGATCAGAGTCGATCAGTTTCCTTATCAAGAGGAGCGATATAACTGTTGAGTGGCTGGAACTCGACCTGAGCAACTGCGGATCTGCGGTATCGAGTGGTCTGAATTTTGGTGCGAATTCAACTCAAGAAGTTTATTTCACGAACAACCTGATCCATGACTTAAAGACACAAAGCGTCCACATTCATGG